ACTCACCCCATCCCAAACACACCGAGAGCAAGACCAGGTCAAGTAGCTGCCATCAAACTGCTCCACCTGGATCGCGTGGTAGTCACCGTGAACCGGGCAGCGAAGAGAAGGGCTTTCTTCGCTCTTGCGGTTGGGTTTACGCCAGAAGTTAAAAATTTGCTCTGCCATCGTCGCGGTCCTGATACATGTCGGGGGTGTGCTTGGGGAGGTTGGTGAAGTTCGATGCCGGGCCAGCATCAGGGGCTATCTCGTCTTCCCATCGTCGCCCGTTGAGCCAACTGGCCGGCAGCGGAACGAACTGGCCGTTGTCCTTCAGCCAATCACGTTGTCGGCAGTGCTTCGGAAGCGCCGCCATGATCACAGGGTGCAGAGCAGGGTCGATCTTCCGCCAAGCCTTCTCTGCCTTCGCTCGATCCTTGTGCTTTGGGTAGGCCTGGTAAAACTCCTCGAAACCATCCAGAGGATTGGGCTTGGTCGTCCGCTTCCCAGACTCGGGTTTTCCCTTCCGATCACCCACGTCGTCCGAACCGGTTTCGCCGGTTTGGACATGCTCTTTAGGTTCATTGGTGGTTCTTTGGTGGTTAAGTGACGGATCGGGTGCAACCGTTGCACCCCGTTGTGTCGTCAGTTGCACCCCGTTACGTCGTGGTTTGCACCCCGTTACGTCGTCATTTGCACCCGGTGCAACCGTTGCACCCCGTTCCATCGAGAGGTCGTACACCATCGGCAGGCGATCCCGGTGCGAGATGTAGGCGGCAGCGATTGCCTGGTTTCCACGGCGAATCACACCAGCCTCCTCGAGGGACCGGAGCTTGTACTGGACAGTCCGCTCGGATAGCCCTGTATCACTGCTCAGCGTGGCGATAGAAGGGAACGCCCCCTTTCCCGCCTCGTTGGCATAGTTCGCCAGGCACAACAGCACATGCCTCATGGCGGCATCGGTAACGACCTGCTGCTCCAGTGCCCAGGTCATGGCCTGAACGCTCATATGTCTAACTCCTCGGTGACGCGCTTCACGAAGTCGTGATATCCCTCGGCCATGAGGAATCCTTGATCTTCAAGCGCACCGCGGCATGCCTTGGCGTGGCCATAGAGCACCCAGCGCTCACGCTCGGGCAGGTCGCGGAATTGACGGTAGGACGGCCAGGGCCCGGCGATCACCGGGCGGCCGTTGGGGCTGGTGGTGATCCGGCCCGGTTTCGGTTGTGTGGTCATTCGCCGATCTCCTGCGAAGGGGTGCCGCGCATCTGGAAGCGCTCCCGGCCGGCGCCGAAATCCGGGTGCGTGGCTCGGTGTTGGGTCACGAAGGTGCAGCCGCGCGCGAAGCGCTCGAATACCCTGCTGATCTCGGCCTTAGCCCAGACCGCGAAGGGCCGCGCGTTCAGTTCCTCGTGCTTGCTGCGCACCATGGCGAAGGGGCGCGGGCTGTGCGGCATTTCGCGCACCACCGCGTCGATCACCCTGGGCGGTAGGCCGTACTGCTTTCCGATCCGCTGCCGGATAGCGCTGATGCTCTCCATGCCGTTGGGGATCGAGTCGAGCAGCGGGTGCGATCGGTCCATGTCGCCGACGGTTTCGGCCAGCGCTGCCACCTGCTGCTCGGTCTGCCGCTGTCGCCGCTCCAGATCGACGGTGAGTTGCACGCTGGCCAGCAATTGCTCGGCGGCGGTCAGTGGCCGGGAAGCCTGCTGTTCCAGTTCCTGCCAGCGGTCCACCAACTGGGCGGTGAACTCCGGATAGAGTTGGGCGACGACGATGATGCTGTCGCGCTTGCCCTGGTCGCCGGTGAAGACGTACTCCTGAGCGGGGCGGCCAGCAGTGGGCTTTTCCTGCATTGCAGGTAAAGCAATCACCCCGCGCTCGGCCAGCCGCTCAATGGTCACGCGTACATTGTCGTGACGCGACCCAACAAGATCCGCGATCTCCCGGCTGGTCATGGTGGCGGCCTGGCCGCCGATGGTAGTCAGGTTCATCGCTCTACTCCCGCCATCTGCACCAGTGCGTTTTCCGTTTCGCCGGTAAGCTCAGCGAGGCGTCGGAACACGTCGCGGTGTGTGTACCAGGCGCAAGCCGGACTGACCTTCGCCGCCGACAACGCCATCAGCGCGCCGATCGTGCGCTGTGCCTGCATTAATCGCTTGGCGTGATCTTGCTCGCGCTCTACCCGCCCAAGAAAATCGTCCAGAACCTGCTGCGGGCCGTAGTAGTGCAAGCCGTAGCTAAACGTCCCGCACAGCCTTGACGGAGTGTCCGGGACCAGCCCTCTCCTCGAGCGCAAAGACTTCTTGATATCGAGCTCAGTCATGGCCGCTCCTCCCGGTAATGCCAGACAGAAGCCCGGCGAGGTCGGCGCGTGCTCGCTTGGCGTCGTGGTCCAAACGATCAGGGGTGGCGTATTCCGGCGCGTACTCGCCACGGCCTACCCAGCAACGGTTGCCGGGGTAGCGGTCGTTCAGCAGATCGGCGCCGCGCTGGGCCTCTTCCTCGGTCGAGAACGGGGCGACCATCTGGGCTATCGCAATCCCACCCTTCTGAACGGCCGGTGTGGAGATGAACCAGAACAGAATTCCATCGCCTGAAGACGCACGCTGAAACGTGTCGCCGGTATCGAAGCTGCCAGGGTTCACAGGTCACGCTCCCGATAGGCGGCGCCGATCTGCTGGTTGTAGCGGTAGAGAAAATTCCCGGTGCACAAGATGATCCGCTCGATCAGGTCATGAATCTCCGTCACAACGGGGTGCCCTCTACCACCTAGGGCAGGAACGACCGAGTCCATCAGCAGAGCCCGAAGTTGCGTCATATCGCTCCGAGCGTGGTTGAATAGATCGAACTCATTACGACTGAGCTCGACCCGCTCCATCACCTCCCCGTCGACAGGAAGCGGAGGACGAGAGGCCTGTGCCTTCGAGAGATCAGACATGATCACCTCCCAGCGCATCCTTCACCTCGCGCTCACGGGCTTTCCATTCGAGGTAGCTCTCGCGATCAGTCCTTTCGACATCCTCGCGGAGCCCAGGGACCAACTCGAACAGGATGCTGTCGACCTGCTTGCGATGTGCGCTGATTTCGTCTGACTGCTGCGTGGTGCCATCGATGGCGCGCTCGGCCCACTCGGGAAGCTGCCTTTGCAACCGCATTTCGTTGAGGATCGTCCAGAGGTGCGAGGTCAGGTCGCGCTCTGCCCGAATACCCTGGCGGAGCATGGTGATTGAGGCGCTCATTGCTTCCG